CTAACTTATAAACTAATCTATCTTTATCGTTGATTCTTCTACTATATAGTCCACTAAGATTATTAGTTAGTTTTTCAGGTTTTCCTATTCCATTCAATGCTCCATTTCTTTCAATATCTTTTATTAATTCATTTATCTTCTTTAATGTCTTTTTATCTTGAGTTTGAAAATATAAATATTCTTCCCAAGCCTGAATAGAAAAACTAATTTTCATTATTCCATAGCCTCCAATTCTTCAATACTCTTTATAACAATTTTACCTTCTTTTACTTCATCTATTGAGTTTTGTAAAGCTTTTATATTTTCATTTGAATAAAAAGGGTCTATTGATACACTAAAAGGGATTCTCTTTTCTCTTGTTAGTTTCTTAGCAAATATAGTAAATGCAGTTGTTATATTAATACCTAAGTCATTACAAACAATTTCCATTTCTTTTTTCAAATCCTCATCTATTCTAATATTTATTAATTTCATTGACATTTTCACAACCTCCTTTTACCATCTTTATATTATATATATTATATCTTTATATTTGAAAAGTCAAGTCAAAATACTCCCTCTAATTTCCCTAAGATTTTTACTTCATTCATTTTAACTAGCAACAAATTAGCAACAAAAAAACATCATACCAACAAAAAAGCCCTCAACTTTTTGCAAGTTCGGGCTTTTTTGTAGAAATTAAACTATTTTCAAAATGCGATTTCTAAAGAGTGCTAAATGTCATAAATTCAAAATTTAAGTGTAGAATAAATTGACTTAGCTTGAATTAGATGTTAACAAAGTGCAAACACTTTAATGATAACTATATATTTTATATACTGTTATTTTATATCTCATCAACAGCTTCTTTTAATTTCTTGAGATTCTTATGCACATAAACCTCAGATGTAGTCTTATAGCTAGAATGACCTATCATTTTAATAATTGCATCTTTATCTGCTACAGTATCTGATAATAAACTTGCAAAAGTATGTCTAGTATCGTGTAAGCTATGATATGATAAGCCCATATCTCTAAATAATATCCTGAAATGATTATCAAAAGAATCATAATCATACTCTAAGCCATCAAGCCTTTGCCATAAGTGTTTATCTTTGCTGAAATATCTGTTTTTAAATAGCTCTAGTATTTTATCCGCTATTGGCACTTTTCTTATTCCAGCTTTACTCTTAGACGCTTCTATTTCAAAGTAAAAATCTTTTAGATAGATATTTTTTCTATTTACTTTTAATAACTCACTTATTCTAAGCCCTGTATAACATAAAATCAATACCATATCTATAATCCTATGCTTGTCTACATCATAATTATATAAGTTATTCCATAAAGCTTGTAACTCTTCTTTACTAATCGGTCTTTCTCTATCTCCAGTCTTGTTACCTTTTTCTTGAACTGGAAGTTTTAAAAACTTAGCATAGTTCTTAGTAGCCATATCATTTAGAATTGCAAAGTCCCATATATTAGACCAAAAACTTCTTAATAATCTTAATGTACTATTAGTTAGATCTAAACTATAAAAGATGTTTTGTAACATAATACCATTGATTTTAGCTATCTCTAAGCCATATAACTTTTTACTTCTTTTAAAATTAGTTTCATAATTAGATTTGGTTCCTGGTTTAACATCTTCCTTAGACTTAATCCATAATCTATATAACTCTTCAAATGTTATTCCTTTTTCTTTTTTCTTAGCAATTTTTACTCCTGTATTTTCTAACATTTCAAGATTATTTGTAAACATTGCTAGTTTATAAGTTTCAGCTTCTTTTTGTGTTTTGAAACAAGCTATAAAATCCCTCTTATATTTCTTTTCTTCTTCACTAAAATATTTAGGTCCTAATAAAGCCCAAGGTTTTCTTCTGTTTCCAGATAGTTTAAAAACAGTACCCATTCCATTTGCTGCTCTCATAAAAAATCACACTCCTTTATTTGCATAATAAAAATGAGTGTGATATAATCTAAATAGTTTTTAACAGAAGAGTACCACACTCTTAAAACCCTGTTAGGTGTTACCAGCACTTTGGAGGGTTTTTATTTTTATGGCAAAATTCAATAATTGATAGTTAATGTTACAGAGTATTCATCTTCATCAGTTTCTAAATCTTCTCCGTCCCATAGTTTATATTTTCCACCAGTAATTGAAAAATACATTGATAATATTTTATTATCATCTATTAATTTTCCTACTTGTAAAGTCTTTTCCTTTGGAATATAACCTATTTTAGAAAAATCATTTAAAATTACTTTTATAGCATTTTTATCGTATTCGTTATCAGGTTCTTTTTCTAATCTAAAATAATCTTTATCCCATTTTTCATCTTCTGGAACTTCATAAATTTCAATATTTTCATATCTTTGTGTTTTAATTTCTTTAGTAGTTAAACCATCATATGCTTTCATACCCTCTTTAATTTCATTTTTTACAAAATCTTTAATAACTTTTTGTCTTGCTTCTATAAAAGTACCAGCTACTTCAAATTGCAAAGTTCCATGTTCTTCAACATTTCCTTTTTGAACTTCATTATTTTGAGGTTTAGCAGTAATATTATTTGTCCCAAATAATGAAAAAAAGAAAAAGAAAATAAAAGTAACAACTAGCATAAATATTCCAAAAATAATAGATTCAGAAAAGGCTACAATAGTTAATATTCCAGAAAAAACAGTCATTATTAAAAATAGATACCTTAATATTTTTTTTAACATATTCCCCTCCTAATTATGTAACTTTTTAATTCATCAACAGTCATAAACCCCATCTCCTTTAAAAATATTTTTATATTTTATTTGGTAAATACAACCAAATATCTTCCCCAAATAAACTCATATATTCAAATTGGCTATAAACATTATTAATTTTTTCATTAATTGAATTTTTAAATAATGCAATTAAATTATTGTTTTCTTCAACTATGTAATATTTCCAATGAGTACTGAAATGATTAGAACAATATTCAGAAACTTCTTTACTCATATTAAAAAAATATCTAAATAAATCAAGTAATTTTAAATTATTGTTGTTAATTTCAACATACATATATAAAGCCAAAGGTAAAGGTGAGCTACAATGCCTTGCAAAACAATTAGCTTCTTTTTCCTTTATTTCATTATACCTTTCACCATCACAAAATATATAACTATATTCTTCTTTCAAATGTTCTAAAAAGTAATGTCCTAATTCGTGAAAAATAGTCCATCTAATTATATATATTGAATCTTCTTCATTATAACAAAGTATATATTTCTTTTTCCCTTTCTTTTTTAAGAAACCTCTATCACTTTCAAATTGACATCTTATTTCTTCTATTGACATACTAGGATGCTTTTTTTGAAGTTCTTTAGCAAATTCCGTATAAGTTTTTAATTCTATGTTATTTATCTTTTTTATAATCCTAAAAGGATCTATTGGTAAAACCCCATCACTATATTTTAATAAGACTTCATAAGCCTTTTTTTGTGCATAATTATATTGAATATGAGAATTTATTCTAATCAATTTAATCACCTTGATTTAATTAATCTTCTTCATCTTCAACATTTTCATCAAAGTAACTATCTATTAAAGCCTCAACTATTTTTCTTTTGGCTTCATCAAGTTTACTATATTTATCAAAAACTTTTTTATCTCTTGCAGCAGTTTTAACTTCATCTTTATCTTCAGTTTTTATAGGAACATCAAACCCCATAAGCCAAGTTGGATTAACATTAAATAATTTTGACATTAAATGAATAGTTTCCCTTTTTATGTTTGTTACTCTACCTTTTTCATATTTTGCAATAGCAGATTTTTGTAATCCTAATTTTTCTCCTAATTCTTCTTGAGTTAAATCTAATTTTTTTCTACATTCTTGGATTCTTTGTGCCATTTTTTCTTCACTATTCTTAAAATCATCCATAATAATCCTCCTTAAATTTAATGCTATTATACAATAAATTTCTTAAAAAGACAATAATTTTATAAAATTTTTAAAAAAATATCTTGACAAGCTACAAAGTAGATGTTATTATGTCTGTGTCTTAAAAAGATATTTTTAGGAGGTGATTTTTTGAATAAATATGCACTTAAAGAAGTAGTAGACAAAAATAATGATACTTTACAAAACTTAGCTAACTATCTTGGGATACATGTAAATACACTCTATGAAAAGATAAAAGCTAAAAAATATGATTTTACAAGAGACCAAATTTTTAAAATAAAAGAAAGATATAATTTAACAGCAGAACAAATAGATTCAATTTTTTTTAATTAATTTGTGTCTTAAAAAGAAACTTTAAAAAGGGGATGATATATGAGAAATAACTAAAAAACAAATAGTTAAGGAGTTGAAGAATATAGAAAAATGATAAAAAAAAGATACATAGATGGATTATTGGATGCACTTCAATATGAAGCTAATAAGTTATTTATAAAACAAGGGGAGGTAGATATAGCTTTTAAAAAAGAAACAGAAGAAAACAAAGATATTGAAAATTTAATAAAAAGAATAGAGTTAGATACACAGGTAGGTAATTATAGAGTAGTAATAAATTATGAATTAAAAATAGTAGAAATATTCAAAGGAAATAAACTAGCGATAATGACAAACTTTGGAAAGTATGGAGTAACTGGACTATGGACAATGGTTTTAGAAGAAATAGAAAAATTGAGAGGTGATAAATGAAAAATATAAAAGTAGGAACAAAAATAGAAGTTAAAAGTAGTTATGCAGGAGAAGAGAAAAAAGAAACTCTTGAATGTGTAGGAGTAGAAAAAGGAGTATATGTTTTTAAGAAAGCTAATAGAAGATGTCTTATTTTTGCTAATAAAGAATGGTTTGAAAATAAAAATAGAACTTGGGAGATTATAGGAGGAAAAAATGCACTGTAAAGTATTTCAAAAATGGATAAATGTTATAGTTTTTCCTGAAGATATAAAGCTAATAGATGCTATTGAAGTTATCCAAAAGTACATAGAAATGGAGGCTAGAAATGATAGATAAAAATGAATTATTAGAAATATTTAAAAGAAATTTAGAAATCACTCAAGAAACAGCAGAAGATGAAGAAAAACAAGGTAGATATTCTAGTTTTCTAAAAGGAAAAGTAGATGGTATCAAAGAGTGTATAAAAGTTTTGGAATGGGAGGTTTGGGATAAATATGAAAAATAAAAAATTTAAAAAAGTAACATTTTTTAACTACTTAAAATTTAAGATTAAATTGGTATTTAAGATTTTATGGTTATGTCTTAACTATCCATTTGATAAATTATTAGAATGGATGTGATATTGATGACAATAAAAGAAAGGATTGAAATTAAATTAAATTTAGCACAAGAAAAGTTGAAAGAAGCTAATGATGAATATTATAAGTTGGGAAAAGAAAATAGACCACTTGCAGAAGGAGAAGCATATTCAAGAGTTAGATATTATCAAGGTGTTATAGAAACTTGTAAATTTACATTAGAACTTTTAGAAAAAGGTGATTAAATGGGAGATTATAAAATTAGTGTAGAAGAAGCCATTGCTTTATCTGGTGGAGAATTAAACAAAGATGATATTTATAGTTTAATTCAGGCTAATGAAGTTCCAGGTTGTATCTATATAAAAGATCAAGAAAAGGAAAGGGGGAAATATTTAATAATAAAACCACATTGGTTGAACTTTTTAGCAGGGAAAAGTTATAAAAAAATAAAAACATCTAATAGCCCCGACCAAAGTTTATTAGATGTTTAGGTTAAAAGTAAGTAGTTAATCTACTTGCTTGAATTGTACTACAAAAATTATAAAAATTCAAGGAGTGAGAAAAAATGACAGTTAAAGAATTAAGAGAAGAAGCAAAAAGTTTAGGATTAGTAGGATATAGTAAATTAAATAAAGCAGATTTAGAACAATTAATAAGTGTTACTAAATCAGAAGTAATAGAAATGACAAAAGAAGAGTTTGAAACTTCTGTAACAGCAAATACTGAAAATACAAAAGTTCTTGGTTATGATAATGAAGATGATTGGCATGAACTTAGAGCAAAAAGAATAGGTGGAAGTGATGTAGGAGCAATACTTGGTGTAAATCCTTACAAATCAATAGTTGATGTTTATGTAGATAAAACAGAAGGTAGCAATTTCAAAGGTAATGAACTAACACATTGGGGACATATGTTAGAGGGAACTATTTTAAAAGAGTTTTCTAATAAACATAAAGAACTAATTGTATATGAAGTTCCTTACTCAGTTGTAAATGATTTTTTAATTGCTAATTTAGATGGTGCATTAAAAGATAAGGAAACAGGAGATTATGGAGTTTTAGAAATTAAAACTACATCTCTTTGGAATAAAAAAGACTGGGAAGATGATGTAATACCTCAATATTATTATGCACAGGTGCAGCATTATCTTATGCTTACAGGTTATAAATTTGCATATATAGCTGTACTAATTGGAGGACAGCAATATAAGGAATTTAAGATAGAGAGAAGTGAGGAAGATATAAATTTAATTAGAAATAAAGCTACTGAATTTTATCAAGAAAATTTATTAAAAAAGATTCCTCCAATGCCAGATGGTTCAGATGCTTACATGAATTATTTAAAACAAAAAGCATTAGAAATAGAAAATAATGAAGTTATAGAGTTTGCAGACTTAGAAGAAAAAGCTGCAAAAATTAAAGAGTTAAGTAAAGAAATTAATTCTTTAAAGAAAGAACAGGATCTATTAAAAGAAGAGGTAATGTTGGAACTTATAAATAATGGTACTCAAAAGGGAGTTGCTGGAAAGTTTAAATTTAATATACAAACTAGAAAAACACCAGATTTTGAGGCAATGGCAAAAGAAAACTTAGAACTAATGGAACAATATAAAGAGTTAGAAAGCAAGCATCAAAAAACATCAAAATTTTTAATGGTTAGATAAGGGAGGAATTGAATATGATAAGTGATAATATTTTAAAATGGTATACAGATGAAATTATAAGAAGTAAATATAATGTTTTAGGTTGGTCATTAATTGAAAAACAAATCAAAGAAGATAAAACAAAATTGGTTTTTGAAACTTCAAATACAAAATTATCATTGGAATTTAAAAAATTAAGTGAAACAACAATAATTTTTAATAATATTGTTTGTAAAGAAGAAGTACCAAAGACAAAAATAAATGGTGTTGAATATTATTTAGAAGAAGCTATTTGGGCAGAAGTTTTTGATGAAAAGTTATTAAATAAAGGTTTAGAAATTGAAAATATGACTATTGAAGAAATAGAAATAGAAGCAATAAGTTGTATAGAAAAAGCATTTGAAAGAATGGCATCAATAAAAACTAATAATAATTTATCTTTATTTGATGAAGATGAAAAAAATAATATTGAAGAAGATGAGATTGTAGAAGTAACAGAACCAGTTAATGGTAATCAAAATCTTTTAGAAGATAAAACTGACAAAAAAGAAGAAGATAATCCAGATGAAGTTGATAAAACAGATGAAGTAGAAGAAGAAAAGCCTAAGAAAAGAGGCAGAAAACCAAAAAATCAAAATAGAGATGAAGAATAAGGAGAGTGGATAATATGCCAACAGCAAAAAATAGTTTAACATCAGGAAATACTGGAACAATGGTAAAAAAAGAAAATAAATCTAAAACAATATTTGATGTAATACAAGCAGGAGCAAAACAATTTGCAACTGCATTGCCAAAACATGTAAATAGTGAAAGGTTTGTTAGAATAGCTATTACTACAATTAGACAAAACCCAAAACTTGCTAAATGTAGTCAAGAGAGTTTGTTAGGTGCTTTAATGGTATCTGCTCAACTTGGTTTAGAACCAGGAACTCTAGGACAATGTTATTTAATACCATTTGAAAATAAGAAAGCTGGTACTGTTGAGTGCCAGTTTCAAATAGGTTATAAAGGATTAATTGAATTATTAAGAAGAAGTGGACAATTATCTGATATATACAGTTATACAGTATATGAAAATGATGACTTTAACATTGAGTATGGATTATCAAGAACATTAACACATAAGCCAAATTTTGATGAAAGAGGAGAAATAAAAGGCTTTTATGCAGTAGCAATATTAAAAGATGGAGCTAAGGCATTTGAGTATATGACAAAAGATGAAATTACAAAACATGAAGAAAAGTACAGAAAAGGGTCATATAAAAATGATGTATGGAATAAGAATTTTGAAGAAATGGCACAAAAAACAGTAGTTAAAAAGCTATTAAAATGGTTACCAGTATCAGTTGAATTTCTTGAAATGGCTGCAAAAGATGAAAAATCATTTAAAGTTATAGATGACAAGAGTACAGAAGTACAAGAAATTGAAATACTTGAAAATAATGGTGATATTATTAATGCTGAAACAGGCGAATTTATTACAGAGGCTGGCGATAACAAAGATATAGATAAAGTTGCAGAAAGTTTATTCCCAGACAACAATTAAAAGACCATACAGGTTGATTTTTAACAAAATAAGGAGCTTATGTAGATGGAAAATAATATAGAAATCAAATTTGAAAAAATAGAAGTAACAGAAGAAAGTATGAAAAAACTTTTAAATGAAATAGGTCAATTAAAATGGGAATTAAATGATGTTAAATACTGGGAAAATTATTATAAAAATAGAGTTAAATTCTGGTTAAATGAAAATGATAAAGAAATTGAAAAAAAACAAAAATTAATCAAATGTAATATAGCTCTAATAATAGCTTTATTCCTAGAAACTGTCATACTTGTCTTATTAGCTTTAAATTTTAAATAATAAAAGGAGGTAAGGGACTTGAAAGACAATGAACCATTTTACCAAGTCCCAAAGAGCCTCTTCAGGCTATGGAGGGATGGAGTAATTAACAGTACAGCATTTTCTATATATATGCTGATGCTAGATAGATATAAAGTATCCTGCTTAGAAGAAAATAAAAAAAAGTTTACAGATGCAAATGGAGAAATTTTTTTTGTGTATGCTTATAATTCTCTAGCAGAAGATTTAAAAATATCTAAAAGAAATGGAATTACAAAAGCTATTCAAGACCTAGAAAGTCTAGGATTAATTAAAAGTAAAAAAGTCCATGGTAAAGCTACCATGTATTATCTAG